GGTTCTTCGCCACCAGATATACCCTCCAGCCCGGTTCACGCTGCGTCCTGATAGCTCACGGAATCCAATGATTCCGGGGGTTTACAGCTCACGGTGATTCCTACAGAGTCACGCCCGTTCCTGGCTTTCTGGGAAAATGGCGTGATAACGAGGCGATGGCTGCCGGATCCAAAAGTGCAAGGCCTCGGGGTGCTGGAATTGCCCTCCGGCGTCGCCACTTGGTATCTGCGCTTTAGGTTGCGCGATGGCCGCCAGGTGATGCACCGGATCGGGCGGCGCAATGTGTTGGGCGCGATCGTTGCACGTGAAATAGCGCTTCAGGTTTTGGCATCTGCCTTGAAGGGCGAACACCAGCATCAGGTCCGGCATTGCGCCACGATTGTCAGCTTGCTTGATCGGATCAAACGCGAGCACTGGCCCAAGCTGCGGCCCAGCACATTGCGGCAGCAGGAACTGCTCTGGCGCCTTTATCTATTGCCGGCATTTGGCCGTACAAAAGTTGCCGCGCTGTCATCCGATGAGGTCGCCCGCTGGTTCCATCAAATCAGCGCCGGCAGGGCGATCACCGCTAATCGTGCGCTGGAGGTGCTAAGCAAGGCGATGAACCTGGCCGAGCTGTGGAACCTCAGGCCGCAGGGCCAGAACCCATGCCGCCATATCGCCGCCAACCGCGAACGCAAGCGGCGCCGCTACCTGAGCCGCGATGAACTGGAACGACTGCTGCTGGCGCTTGATGATTTCACTGTCACTGCCAACCAGCTGCGATTTGCGCAAATGATCCGGTTGCTGCTGCTCACCGGTTGCCGCGTAGGCGAAATCATCCGAGCGCGTTGGGAATGGGTCAACCTGGATGCCGCAATCCTGGTGATACCTGCCGCTGAACATAAGACAGGCGGCGATGGCAATGACCGCGTGGTGCATCTGCCGCCCGCAGCGGTTGAAATCTTGCGGCAGCTCCGGCAACGCACCAATGGTGGCTGGGTGATTCATGGGCGTGGTGATCGGCCGCTTGTTGCATACAGCGAATTGTGGGCGCGTTTGTTGGAACGTGCGCAGATCGAAAACTTGCGGGTGCATGACCTGCGCCATCAGTGGGCATCGATGGCCGTCAGCGCTGGGTTGACGTTGGCCCAGATCGGCGGCCAGCTTGGTCATGCCAGCACTCAGACCACTGCCAGGTACGCGCACCTGATCGATGAAGCGGCCGCGGCCAACGTGGCGCTGGTGGCGGCGCAAATAAAAAGACCCCAGCCATGACCGGGGTCGGGTCTCTCCTCGTTCTTAAGCCTACCCTTTACTGGCGGTTACCTGTTCGTCCCGATTGTAACGTCCTGTTACAGCGTAGGTCCGTTCAGGCGTTGCGGCCATGAGGTGAAACACCATCTGGCCAATCTTCATCCCTGGCCATAGGGCAACCGGATGGTGGCGCCGTGCGCATTGCAGCTCCAGCGTCAGGCGGCTGCCATGCCAGCCGGGGTCGCAGTAACCGGCTAGGAGGTGTTCGAGGCCTTCGCGTGCCCGGCTGGACTTGAGCACAAACTGAGCGGCGATGTCGTCGGGCAGGTTAAAAATTTCCGCCGTTTCCGCCAAACAAAATTCGCCCGGTTGAAGCCGGAAAGGATCGGCCTGCGTGTGGTGGCTGATGCCGTGGATTTGGAGGTTGGAATGCTCTTCCGTTTCGATCATCAGGCGATCACCCAGCGTCAGGTCAAGTGACGCCGGGTTCAACAGCTCAGGATTGAACGGCACCACCATTGCCTCCTCTTGGCAATAGCGGCGGATCTCGAAATCAGGAATGATCACTTAGACCAGACGACACCTTCGGCAACTCTACGCCTGAGCAAGCCAGCCTCGACGTTGCTGCCAGGGTTGCGGTAAAGCTTGAGCGCATCCGGGACATCCTTCCAGCGCTTGTCTTTCAACGCTCGGCTGATCGTGCCAAATCCATCGCTGCCATAGAAATAGGCGCCGAGGTTGTAGGCAAAGCTGGTCAGGCAGCCGCGCTGGTTGGCGTTCATCTCACCCCAACAGGGGATCGTTTTGGCCAACGTGCCGTAGGTGCCATTGACCTCATGGGCCAGGTACTCGTCGGCCTGCGCTTGGGTGATGGTGTCATGCCAGCCGATTGCACGGCCATCGGGATACCTGCGAGCGGTGCCCCAGCCGATCGTGACCACGCCGACGCCATCGTCGTATGCGTGGAGGTTGCAGCCCTCGAATTCCCTGATCAGCGCTAAAGCTGGCCCGAGGTCATCGGCGCCGGTGGTTTTGCCGGCGGTTTGCCAGGTCTTGTACCAGTTGGCGTTCCGGTCAAGGATTGCGGCATCGGCTTTGTTGATCGCGGCTTCCAGCTCAGCAATGGCCGCGTCCTGGTGAGGCGTTCCGCTGCGGTAGTAGCGGAAAAAGTCAAGGAGTTGCATTTGGGGTTCCAGTCAGCGGCGACGGGGAAACACGACGCCCAGCACCTGAAGGGCCAGCTGGAGCACGCTGTTGGCTTTGAGTGGGGTGTAAGCAAGGATCTCGCTGGTAGCAGCAACGCCGATGGCGATCGCTGTTGCGGTGTTGTGGTCCATGAAATCCATGGGTGGATGCTCCTGATCTTACTTCCGATTGATCTCCAAAGAGCGAACACGTTGCTCCAAATCGTCTAAATGGGATTTGGTATCGGTGCGCAACTCTTCCATTGCTTTGACCAGTTGCTGCACGTTGGCATCAATGCGCGTAAAACTGATCTGCATACTGAACAACAAACCGCCAATGGCGATCAGGCCGACAGCCATCACTTGCGGCAGTGCTTCCGCGAGCAGCTCACCGACAGTTTTTTCCTGGTCGCCGCCCATGGCAGGAGCTGATCACTTATTCAGTCTATCGAGAGGATCAGGTGATCCGGCCAGGATGGCAAGGGCACGGCGGTAGTACCAGTTATCGGTGCGGCCCACGGCTTCAAGGTGATCCTTGATGCGTTGCCAGTTTGCCCGAGTTTGTTGGTCCACTAACGCCCTTGCCCGCGCATGGGCTTATGACCACGGCGACGTGGGCGGGAGTTTTGGCCTTGGCCTTGGCTGGTGGTTTTGGGTCGGCCCGGTTGGTGATCAACGCGGGCGGCGCCGACCTTACTCTTGACCGCCATCTTCCTCGGGTGCGGGCTCGGTGAACTCCAGGCTGTCCACCGCTTGTGTCAGGACTGCGGCGGCCATTTGAACCAACGGACCATCGCCAGTAGCACGCGCTGCGGCGTAGCTGTTGATGGCGGTGACGAGCTGTTCCTTGGTGCAGGGCATTAGTTAGCCTCCAGTGCGGTGACTTTAGCCTCAAGTTGCTCAATGCGCTGCATCGCCTCTTGCAATGCCTTGATGGCTTTCATGTAAAGAATTGAGTATTTGACGCCCTTGATGGTTTCACCAGTGAGCTGGCGCTCGATGCTGGTTTCGATTTCGGTGTAGGTCTCGGTGGTCTCGTTGCCGTCTTCATCGAGTACCGGCCGGGTCTTTTCGACTTCGGTTGAAACCTCAACTTCTTCAAACTCGGGTGTTTCATCCACCAGGCCGGGGCTGATGGCTTCTACCTCTTGAGCGATGAGGCCAATCTGCTTGTAGGTTTCAAGGCCGGTTTCTTCTTTGAATTTGAAATTGACGATGCGCAGGGCTTTGATGTCTGCCCATTGTGATTTGGCATCAACGATGCTTTCTTTCAGTTTTTGGTCTGAAATTGCGGTGTAGCTGTTGTTGATGTTTTTGACGTTGCCGTTGTTGAGCACCTGGAAAGTGTTGACGGCGTTGGCGGTGCCATAAACGAAATAGCTAGCAGTACCAGCAGCAAGGCTAGTTGATGTGGCTATGCAGGATGAGGTGTAGCTGGCGTTGGTTGCACGGACCTTAAGAACGTCGTTGTTAACCGAGCTGTTAAACTCGTGGTAACTGGCGCTGGCGCCAATGTAAGCGCCATCGTCGGCGTGTTTGGTGAAACCGCTGGCAATGATGCGGGCGCGTTCATTGTCTCCATTGCAAGCAAAAATTATCGATCCTAAATTTGCGCGAATACCATAATCCGACGTTGTTCCACCTGTAAGAGCACCGCCCCCGCCGCCTCCCAAATATGCAATATCTCCACTGCTTGGATGTTTATGGGTGATATAATTTGTAGCAGAAGTTGTAGATTGAAGAATTAAAGGAGCAATGCTTCCCGTAATATCCAATTTCGCAAGCGGCCCAATTGTGCCAATCCCTACTTTGCCACTGCTGTCGATGCGCATGCGCTCGAAAGGGCCACCAGAACTAGTTGAAAAAGTAATGTAGTCACCACTGCTTAACCCAAAGGCAGTGGCTTGATAAATACTATTTGAAGTATCGGCACCACTTATCCGTAAGCCGTTGAGCAAGGAATACCCACCGCTTACGTGCAAAAGCTGGCTAGGGCTCGTAGTGCCAATCCCTAAGCGGCCGCTGGAGTCAATGATTACAGCATCACGTCCAATTGAAGCGTTGGAAGAATACTGGGAGAAATAAATTGGACCAGCAGCTCCTGTAGTGTTGCCTACCGAGCCAACCCTTGTCCCATTAAAAGAGGAATTAAAATCAATGAAAGCCGAAGAAGCCGTAAGTGAACTTGCTTGCCCTGTTGAAGCAATGGCTCCCACAACATGCAGAGGCTGGCTTGGGCTCATAGTCCCCAAGCCTAATCGCCCCGAGGCATCCAACGTCATCGCCTGCGTGAAGCTGATGGTGTTACCTGCGGTGCCGGAGGGGGCGTTGTACCAAGAATGAATACCTTGGTTCTGCTCATATTTGCTGGCCGGCGCAGTAGTCCAATAGGAATTGCTAAAGGCCCCAGCATTCTTGACGTTATTAGATAGATAGATAACATTATTGCCTGTTGCAAAATTGCGAACACCAAGGCCGCCAACTCCGCTGGCGGTGTCAGCACTGATTGAAAGCTCTTTTCCATAAGAAACACTCGGCGTCACCCCAAGCCCAAGGTTGCCGCTGCTGTCGATAAGCGCCTTTTGAGTTGCAGTTCCGCCAGTACCTGTCCAGAAAGAAACGCCAGCATAGTTAGCCTTAATGGCAATATCATTTGTTACGCGGTTGATGCTTCCAATTGCGGTAGTAGACGCATTGAAACGAATGTAATTTTGATCGCCGCTTGAATAATTATTGTTTGCAACGATAGCGTAATCCGTTGAGTCGCCAGCAGCAGATTCAAACCTGCCTTGCGGAGAACCATTATTGATGCCAACTTTCCCGCTAGCATCCACAAACAACCGCCCATTGCTATTTGTTGCAATCGCAACGTTGTTAGCACTCGGCAGATAGATCCCATTCGTCGGCGCACTGCTGCCCGATGGGATCAAGGCTGTGCCGGTGATCGTGCTGCTGCCAGTGATGGCACCTGTCACACCCAACGTGGTGCCGATCGTTGCTGCACCCGTGGTGGTCAGGCCCGTCAGCGCGTAGGTGCTGGTCAGTTCACCCCATGCTGTGCCAGACCATTTCTTCCACCGGTTAGCGGTGCTATCCCAGCGGATGGCGTTGGTTGGGATGTTGGTGCTGGTGGTCCCGTCAAACTGCAGCGCCAGGTCCTCGTCTCGGTTCTTCACCTCCGACACGAAGTTGGTGTAAGTACTGGTGAGCTGTGGGTTGCTCCAGTTTGCGTTTGCCATTAGACGCCTCTAGCGCTCCAGCTGAAAGCCCCACTCACTCGCGTGCCTGATGTGTTGAACAGCAGCACCTTGAAGCTTGTGGGGTTGGGGACATCAGTGAAATCATAGACTGCTATGACAGCAGCGGTAGTAAGCGGCGTCACCGAAATTGAATCCACATCCACGAAAGCGATGTTGAAGTTCACCACCGTCCCGCCGCTGTCACCCGAATTCGCGGTGGCATTGCCAGAGTCATTGCGGAGCTTGGCATCCAAGCGATAGTTCAGGCCCGTTACCAGCAGCAGGTCGTCGCCGCCAGCACTGGTGAAGGTGTACTTGATTTTGAAATACTGGAACTGCGTGGCGTAGACCTGGCTCAGGCCGGCGTAGTCGGTCCATGGATCGGTCGAGAGCTTGCGCACGCTGATGGTTGGCGTCACCACGCTTGAACCAGCAACGTTGGTGCTCGTCATCGTTGCAGTGATCTTGGTTGCAGCCAGCACGGTGCCGTAGTCGATCGTTTCCTCATAGGAGCCGCTGGTTTGCGATGGCATCCCGTAATAGGGGAAGCCTGCGTTGATCTGATCCTGCGGTGTCGTCCAGCTGCGACTTGTGAAGTGCGATTGCCATGTTTCGGTTGCGCTGACGGATGCAACCAAGCCGCCGGTGTCAATGACAGTATTGGTCTTGGTGCCTGAAAAAGTGCTGTCAAAATTGTATTTGAGAACGTAATCAGGCGGTTGATTTACAAGCGCAGATATACTGCCAGGTGTGCCGTAATTTCCTGCTGCATCGATGCCTGCAATCCAATAGGTGTAGGTCCCGGACGCCGTCTCAAAAACAGTTGTGAAACCACCTTGCTTGAGGCCGATCACGGTGGCGGTGGCCCAGGTGCTGCCCCGGCGCACTTCATAGTTGACAATTGGCAATGTCTGCGTGGCATCGGTCCAGCGCAACAGCACGTTGTTATCGATCACCTGCTGCGTGACTGTCGGCTGCGATGGCGCTGTGATTGTGATGGTGGCTGATGCTTCAGTGCCGATCGTGTCGTTCACGTCATAGGCGACAACCCAGAAGGTCTGAGCGCCAACCCAGTTGGTTGTCACCCTGTAGCTGGTGCTATTTATTTTGCCCAATGATGTGGCGGTTGCAAACGTCGAACCGCGACGCACCTCGTAATAGCCCGTTTCGATCGTGCCCTTCACTGCAGCCCATGTCATCACCAGCGTGGTGCCTGTGATCGTGCTGGTGATGGACGGTTGGGGCGGTGCGTTGACCGTGAACGATGTTGATCCGGCCGTTCCATAGCGCCCTCGTGGATCGATGGCCGCCACCCAGAACGTGCGCGTGCCAGTCCAGTTGCTGCGCAGGGTGAAGGTCGTGCCCTGAATCGTTGCCAGCACCGATGCGGTCGCATAGGTTGCGCCGTAGCGCAGCTCATAGACCTTGGTGGTTAGCGAGCCGCTGACGCTGGTCCAGTTGATGATGACGTTGCTGCCGTTCAGCGTGGCCGCCACCGTTGGCGCTGCAGCGCTGGTGAACGTCGCTGTTGTGCTCACGGCATTAGTGCTGTAGCTGCCCGACGTGTCGATCGCCTTGATCAGGTAGGTGTAATTGCCGTCGTCCAGATACCCCACCTTGTAGGTGCTTGCCGTGACGGTGGTCACCACTGTGGCCGTTGACCAGCTGGTGCCGCGCCTGATTTCATAGCCCGCAACGTCAATGTCTGGGACCGGGCTCCAAGTGAGCAGCAGGCCCAGATCGGTATCGATCGCGTAACTGAAGTTGGTGACATCGCGAGGTGGCGCAGTCTTGCCCAATGCCGTGATCGTGCCAGTCAATGCCGTGGCGGACGATTGACCGCCAGCACTCAGGCTGTAGACGTTGACCTCGAAATAACCGGGCGTTGTATCGAGGATTTCGTAATCTGCGTTTTGGCGCGTGACAGTGGTCCAGTTGCTATAATCCTTGCGGTATTTGACCAAGTATTGATTAACGCCTGATACGCCTTTCCAACTGACGATGATCTTGGATCTGACTTGTGATTGGTAGCTGTAAAGCGCTTCGGTAAGGCTGATGTTTGTTGGCGCAGCAGGGACAGCATTAAGGCTGCTGACCGTGCGAGTTTGAAGCGTTACGCCGCGCTCGATGTAGTCATATTTTGAGCTGTTGTAGCTGAGGGCCGTGATGGCATATTTGCATTGATCCTGTTCCTGAATTCCCAGCACCCGCCAGGTGGTGGTTTGAATGTTGGAGGTCTCAAAAATCCAAACGCTGTTGGCATTTGGCGCGGAACTGAAGGCAGAGCTGACGGTGATGACGTTGCCAACCACCGTCGAAACCGATCGAGCCTGAACAGTGCCATCGCTCAGGATCACTGACAGGGTGGGCGTGTTGGTGGCGCTAAGGCCGGTGGCATCATCGACGGTGATCGCCGTTGTGGTGGCCGACTTAATCCGCCCGCCACGCCTCGACCCTGCCCTAACCGGGTCGCTAATCTCAATGATCTGGCCGGGCCGAACCAAAACGCCAGCATCAATCGATGCCATGAAGCTTACGGTCTCGGTTTCGTACTGGCTGGAATAAAGCAGCCATTCACCGATCCGATGCGCTTGGCCCCGAGACGTGCAAGCAAAGGCCGTAATCTCAGTTTTTATAACACCGTATTTGCTGATTGCCTTTTGATCTTCAACAACTTCAAAAGCCGCATTTCTGAGCGACAAATCCATGTATTGGACCACTGCCACCGTGGGCCTGGTCTTCAGGCTGGACCCCGAATAACTAAAACCTTCCTCTGAAACGTTGGCGTAGGTGAACAGGTAAGCCGGATCTGATGGTTTATCCTGCGCAACAGTAAGTGCCCCGGTGCTCCAATAGGGCATTGCCCGGAACACTGAGGACATATCATTGATCAGTTTGTAGGCATCGTCAGCCGTTTGAATGTTGACGTTGCAGCTAAAGCGCGGCTCGGTCCCGCCAAAGCCATCAGGCACGCTTGTGCCGCAATATTGCGAGGCGGAATAGAAAGCCCATTTGTCGAGCTGGGTGGTGTCAATGTGATTGCCAAATCCGTAGCGCGTCGATGTCAGCAAATCCCACAAACACCAGGCAGGGTCTGAGGTCCACTGCGCTGCACCGAATGTGCCGTCCCATGTACCGGTGTAAGTAATCGCTCCGGTGGTGCTGTTGACCGTGCCGTTGCTGGGAATTTTGACCTTAATGCCACGAACGCGATAAGCTCGGCTGGGAATGTTACTAAATTGCTCGGCATCAATGCGAACACCAACCAACGCCGAGTTTGGATAAGCCAGCTTGGCGTAAGTGACTTCTGTATAGCTGCTCCAATTGAAGGCATTGATCAGTTTTGAGCTGCCGCTATCCGCTGTGACGCGGGTGACCCTGATGTCAACCGGAAACGCACCCGAAAAATTAACTAGATATTGTTTTTGATATTGCTGCCCTGTGCGGCCACTAATTATGTCATCAATGACCGTAGTAAAACCGCCGCCGTTGTATTGCACGGCAATTTGCAATTGTATGCTAGTGCCATTAATGTCCCCTTGATCGGTAAACTGTTGAAGTTGAGGAACCGAAATCGTTACCTTGGCGGCATTGATGGCTGTGTTTGTAATTGTTCGGACAATTGGCGTTGATGCCGTTACCGTCGTTCCTACGCTGACTTCATTGGCTACGTCATCAAAGCCTGGTATGTATGTTTGCGCTTGGGTGCCTGTTTTAGTGTAAACAGTGACATTTTGAAAATTGTAGGATCCGTCTGGATTTTGAAGTGGAGTGTTATCAACGTAAATTGATTTCAGGCCATTTACTAAGCCATAGATTTCGCCTTCGCTGATCAGGTCGATCAGTTTGGCGTAGGACGTTGAAAACAGGCTGTTGGCTGCTTCGGTTGGTGTGTGCTGTGAGCCACCACCAGAATCGCCGCCTTTACCGCCGCCGCCATCACCACCACCACCTGCGCCTCGAATCAAGTTGCTCATGCTGCCACCTGCGCAATGTCAATTCCGGCGCTGATTACCACCGAGCCAACGATCGTCTCGCCATAGACGACCGGAACCGGCGTGCCCTGGCGGCTGGTGTTTTGAATTGAACTGAAGCTGTAGGACTTGCGAGGGTCGTTGTTGGAATTTGAGCCGGTTGGCGTTTGTGGAACTGGGGTCAGCAGTTGAGCAACGCCGCCAAGCACCAGACTGGCGCCAAGGCCAAACACCACTCCATTGAGACCAATTGCAGCGGCGCCAATTGTCAAAGTGCCCAAAGTGAAAATGGATGCGACCGCAATCAACGCTGCGCCCAACAAAATCCGCCCAACGGATCCAGCGCCAGCGATCACCGGCACGATCTTAATGACCTGGTGACCAGCAGGATGGTGGATCTCATCAAGCTCCAGATCACGCTCACCCAGGCTGACGCGGTAGTGCTGGTCGGCCATGTGCTTTTCAGCCTGCGGAAAGTTGACCAGCAAAAACCGCACTGCTTCAGCGGCGTTTGCGACATCAGCGCGGAACACACGCTTGCCGATGAACTTAGCCAGCTTCCCGTAGAGCCTGATCTCGCGCATGAAACCGCCTAGCCTTTCGCCATAGTAAGTCTTCCGACCCAGCCGCTGCATTTTTGGAGCCAGCCACCGTAGAGATCTCGGGAAGACAGCCGCCCGCGGATGTGATGCAGCAAAAGCTGGTCACCAAGGTAGATGCCAACGTGGTTTAACCCCTGGCCTGAAATGTTCATCAACACCGCGTCGCCAGGTTGGATGTCAGTTTCTGACACCTGCTCAAATCCTGCCGCCCGCCAGCAGTCAGCAAACATGGGCGCCGCCTCAAACTCAGCAGCCGTCGCCGGCCGCTCCCAGTCGGGCAGGGTGATCCCTTGCTCGGCGTAGTAATCGCGGACCAGCGTCCAGCAGTCCTGGACACCCCAAACCCATTCGCGGCCGATCAGCGGAGCCTTGAATCCAGAGGGCCTGCATTGGCCCCACGCCTCGGTTTTGGGGTTGACGATGAACCAGGGCAGCCCAGAGTTTTCGCAGGCCACCAGATCAGCCTGGCTGGGTGTTGGCGGGGTGACCGGGTGGCTGTGGACAATCGCCATGATCTCGCCGGCGTCTTCAGCCTTGGCGTAGTCGTCAGGGTCCATGGAAAAGAACTCGCCCGGCTCACTGCTGAGGTTGCGGCAGGGCCAGTACCTTTCCTTTCCCTTGACCACCACCACCAGGCCGCAGCATTCGCGTGGGTCTTCGGCCTTGGCGTGTTCCAGTGCAGCAGCGCGGGTGGTGTCGTTCATGTGAAATAAGTGCCCACGCCTGGGTAGGAGCCAAAAGGCAATTGCGCCGTTGAGCCAAACCGAGCTTTGCAGCTGCTTAGTTTCTTGCCGCAAACGTCATTAGCCAAGGTGGTGGCCACGTCGTTCTCGGTGAAGTAGTTGGTGCCGGTATAGCTGCATTCGGTTGAGCGATAGACCCACTGGCAAATGTTGGAAATGCACTGGCGCTTTGGTGCCCTGACGCCTTGCAAATCAAATGCAGCCGCAAGCTCAAACTCCACCACGTCGCGGGTTTCGGCAGACTTGCGGTCGATATAAAAAATTTCGGCGGGAAAACTAGCTGTAGGGTCTGGCGTTCCATACGGGTTTACACCACCCGAAAAGTTCACAGCATCCAAATACCGCGCCATGGTGCGGATCCGGGTCACCTTTGCGCCTTCCAGAGGCGTCGTCAGGATGATCGCTGTGATAGTGCCCAGAATGTTTGAAACCTTGACTTTTGGCCGCGGCAGCTGGCCGTTGCCGCTGTACTCGAAGCCCTCGGCCTCAATCGGAAACTTGGCGTAGGTATTGCCGGCCCACACAACATCACCGTTGCTGCCCGTGAGATTGACGCCAGCATGGAAACGGTAAAGCGTATTGGTCCCCTGGATCGCCGTATTGAGCTGCAACTCAAACAGCTCGATGATCGCGCTGGGTGCAATTGACTGAAGCTCTGAAACCGGAACGCTCATGGCTCAAAGACCTGCCTAAACGTCGCTTGAATTGTGTTGAAGTTGTAAGCCCGCATGGTCACCTGCCATTCCTCGCATAAGTATTTGCCAGCACTGCCACGCGGCGGGGTCCAATCGAAACTCTCAACGGCGGCACGCGCTTCCAGAAAAGCCAGGATGTTGTCACGCTCAGTGTTGGTGCGCTCCGAAAAGGTCAGCGTCCATTCCTTTGGGTCCGTATTAAGCCCGAACCGCACGCGCTGTTCGTAGCCATCGCCGGCCTGGAACTTATGCGCCCGAGGCTTGCTGCTCTCGGTGGCTTCAAAGCTGGGTGTGTAGGTGAAGGTCGCCATCGTTATGCTGCCAACAGCCCGCCAGGGCGCTTCTGCTTGATCAGCTCAGCCTGCACGCTAGCAGCAATGGCGCGGCCCAGCGCAGCGCTTTGGCCGCCGTTGCCTTGGACGCTGGTGCCGTTGGCATCGACGCTTACGTTGACCGTGGTGCCACCGCCGCCGCCGCCCTTCATGGCAACTGGGATCCGGCGACCGTCAGGCAACGGAACGTATGCTTCGTTCATGCTGCCTTCGCCAAACATCGCCAATTGTGGGCTGTTGGCAATGCCGCCGCCTGCATATTTGCGCAAGGGCATTTCACCCTGCGCGGTCATGATGCCGCCGCCTGCAAACTTGATGCTGCTGATCGCATTGACAATTGGTTTGATCACCATGATCTGCAAAAGTTGATCGGCAATGCTTTTGAGCAGATTGGCGCCAATTTCGCGCAGACTGTTTGCCCAGTCTTTGGTGCCATCAATAATGAGATCAAAGGAAGACTTGAGCGCACCGCCAATGCTTTCGGCAATGCCTTGCACAATTTCCTTGTTGCGCTGTTGCGCTTCAGTGAGGCCTTCGGATGCGGTGACCAGCTTGCGGATTTCATCGCCCTGCTTTGCATAGAGGTCGGGCATATCTTTCTGAATCTGCGCCAAGCGCTCGGCAATCCGCAACCGTCGCTCTTCATCGCTGCCCAAAGTGCCGGAACTTATGCGGAGCTGGTCCATGAAAGTGTTGTCGTTGGCTGCCTTATCATTTAGACGTTTGTCGCGGGCTTGATCTGCTGCCGTCATCCGCCCGCTGGTGATGGAATCAATCGTGCCGGTCGCGTTCTTGAGCCAACCCAAATCAATGGTGCCGCCAGCTTTTTTGACTTCTTTAATGAAGTCAGCCAGCTTTTGTGTCATATCTTCTTGGCCGCGCTTTGCCTTTTCAATGGCGTCATCCCAATCCAAATAAATTTGCTGCACGCCGCTGGCGCCAATCTTTTTGATTTCGCCGTTTACGTCTTCCTGTGAACGTTTGAGATCATCCAGGAGTTGCCGGCCGCGATCTTGCAATTCATTGCGTTTTTCAAGGATGCGCTGCTCACGCTCTAATGCACGTGCGTGCTCATTAGCTGCGCGTTCGTTTTCGCGTTGAGCATTCAAATCGGTTGGGTTGAACTCTCGCCCGCTAGTGCGGCGCCCCGTGCCAGGTGATGGCGCATCAGTCCACATGCGCCCGATTGATGCAAAGTCTTGCTTGGCTTGCTCGATGCCAGCGCCAAAACCTTTGCTGATTGCCTGCCCGGCTCCGTTAAAATCGCCACGCAACGCCTTGCCAACAGCATCAAAAGTGTAAACAACAGTTTTTGCCAACTGATCAACAAGTTTGATGGTGGCATAAATAACCGTTGCAACAGCTCGCAACCCAAACTTGATGACTTCAAATAAAGCCGTCCAATCGTTTTTGCTGTCGAACAGCTTGCCAAATTCATTTAGAATTGATTGCAGCGCAGGTAGCAAGGCATCGGTAAGCTCCAGCCCAAAGCCCTTTGTTTTAATGCCTAGCTCCGTAACCGTATCATTGAACAAATCCGATCGCGCCGCAAAATCATCGCTCACCTTATAGGTAAACTTTTCCATCGCTGCTGCGCCATCATTCAGCATCGGGATCAACTGCGCGCCGGATTTGCCAAACAGCGCAACGGCGGCAGCGGCCTTTTGCGCGCCATCAGGCATATCGGCAAAACGATTTGCAAGTTCTTTCAGGATTGCATCAGTGGGTTTTACGTTGCCACCGGCATCGCGGACATTAATGCCAAGATCTTTGAACTTTTGTGCCAGGTCTGCATTGCCGTTGGCGGCTTTGGCAATGCTCACATTCAACTTGGTCAATCCCTTGCCAAGCGATTCCATGTCAACGTCGGCCAGTTTGGCTTCGTTGGCAATGCCAGTTAGTGATTTGGCACTGATGCCGGTGATCATCTGCAAGCGATTGAGCGAATCGCCTGCATCAATGCTTTGCTTCACGATGGCGGTCAAACCGCCCACAATGGCTGAACCGGCAATTGCTGCACCAAACCCAGCAACGGCACCCTTCAGGTTGTTGAAACTCAGCTGAGCGTTTTTAACCTGCCCTTGCAACCCCTGCATGGAGTTGCCAAGCCTGCGGATATTGTTTTCGCCTTGAACGTCCGCCTTGATGCGGAGCATGGCGTCCATGTTCATAGCCATGTCACGCGCTCCGCTCGTTGAGCTTGGCCAGCGCCGCTGCTTCCATCACCTGTAGATCCTCCAGGAGTGAACGCTGGTCCTCCACTTCGTACAGTCTAAAGACCCATGCAAGGGTCCCATAGTCCAAGCCGATTACGCCGCCCATGCTGGTGCGCCATTGGGTCTGGACGCGAGACCACATCAGCAGGACATCCCAGTTTTCTTCCCAGACCTCGAAGTTTTCCTCGGGCTGGTCCGGTAGTGCCACGCCCAGCACCGCTGCATCACTCTGGCTGTCATCTCTGACGCCGCCGCTGACCCAATACTCAGCGGCCTCGATCAGTTTTTTCGCTTGGCTCCCTTCAAGCTGTCAAAGTAGGAGCGCAGCACCGCTGCCGCCAGTAAAGGCACTTCGAGCAATTGCTCCAGCGCCTTTTGGCTGAATGGGATGTCCTTGCCGGAATCATCAGTCACACCAGACCAGCCCACGAGAACCTCGCAAGCCAGTTCGGTGATGCGTTCCATTTCTCCGCCGTCTTCGAGCCTATTCAGCTCGGAGACCATTGGACCTACCTTGCTCTGCGGGAGGCGCTTGAACTCGCCATCAAACGTTTGGCGCTCATGCCGGCCACCATCGACGGGAATGTCAAAAGTGACCGGCCAGCTGTAGGTGTCGGTTTGCTTTAAGACAAAAGCCATGCAAGGTCCTATCAGGTGAAAGCGAGGCTGAACTCATCGTTCCCGGCAGTGGTCGGTGTGGCCACATAGGGAATTGAAAGCATCATAACAGAATCCTGATCCTGATAGGTCGGATTCAAAACATCTGCTTGTGATGCGGTGAAGGTCACCCGGTTGCCTGCTGTGGTGCCATGCAGGAAGGTCAGGTTCCCTGTAGCGGTGCCAAGGGCGGCGGTGAAGAAGTCCTTGGTGCCAATTGCAACGGCCTCGATCATCACCGTGCCGGCAGGCTTGCGATCGGTCAGCAAGGTTTCCTTGGTGCCGCCTACAAGCTCGCGGTAGACCAGCGAGTTGGCGAGGTTGAACTCGACCGACTGCAGCACGCCGCTGTAGGAGAAGAAGGAGAAGCTGCTGGTATTGCCCTGGCGAAAAATCAGCGGGGTTGCCTGGGCCGAATAGGTCACGGAAGGTTGCGCCGTATCCGTTGGGCTGTTGTAGACGCCGGTGAGATTGAACTTCAGCGTGGGAATTTGGCCCACAGCACAGCTCATCGACATATCGCCACGGCAACCGGTGAGCTTGTGCAGGACCCCATCCACGTTGAAGTAGATCGTGGCGGAGCTGAAGCTGCTTGAAACCGGCGCATAGGTCACTGATGTGGATGCCACCACTGTCTCGGACATGCCGCAGGCCTTGAGGATCGCGCCGTACTTGGGCGCAGTACCAGCAGTGCCGGAACCAGCAAGCTCAACCTCGAATGAGATTGCAACGCTGGTTTTCGCGATCAAGTTGTCGTAATTGCCAAGATACGGACGAATCAAATCACGGCTGACCAGCTCACCGGACAGCGGGGTGATGTCAAGGTTGCGCACCAGCAGGGCGTCGGTGCCAACAGGGGTAGCGTCTGTTCCGTAGGTGGTCTCAGTTTTGACCAGGATCAGACGCTTGCGGCTCAGAAGTGCCATTGCTCAATTCCTCGGGTTCGGGTTCGGAGGGTTGGGCCGGCTCTGTCCGCTCAATGAGCTTTCTGTTGCCGGTTTTGGGGTCCAGGAGGTAGGTGCCGCCCTGGCCCCAGTATTCATCCATCATCGTAGCCATTAGGCACTCGCCAGGTTAGTGAGGGAGGTCCGATACATCACACGATAATCGCACTGGATTTCTCCAGCAGGACCATCGGCTTCGGTCATGTTGAAGGTTACACCAATGGGCAGGATGTCCATTGCATAGCCACCGAAGGTGTAATCAGCCATCAGCTTGCTGTGCAGGCTTTCAACAATGGTGTCGGCCTGCTGGTCAGGAATGGTGCCACGCACGATCACCGAAACGCGCACGGTCATGTTCCAGGTCAACGTGGCCAGGTTGGTTTCGATGGTTGCCGTGTCATTTAACGGCTCAACCACGATGGCCGGGCTTTCCTCGCGCGCGATCGGCTCGACCCGGCTGCGGTAGATCCGCGTGGCCACGCCAGTGGTGCCGGTAAGTGCCGTCTTGATGCCGGCCAGGATTGTTTCGCGGCGGGTCGTCATGGTTTTTGCAATCCGATTTCAACGAACGCACCATCGTCAACCTTGCGCACCTCACGCACTTGGTAAGCCGTGCCGGCAACCGTGATGCTGTCGCCGTAGGAAAGCCCGCCAAAGTCCGCTGTGCGGGCTGTCAACGAGTAGTCAGTGCTGAGGACCATGTCGCCAGCCAGCACCTGCGTGGGCATGTCCAGGATGCCCAATGCCGTCACTGCTCCAGCCGTGCAAGTGACGCCGAAATCCTGAAGAAAGATTGTCAGGTCTTCACTCAGCGCCATCGGCCTTCACCTTTCGGGCAGGCTTGGGTGCTGGCAGCTCAGCAGTCGCCTTGCCGATCGCAATCAGATACTTCGCCTCCTGATCAGGAAGCTCCATCACCTGGCCAGCTTCCACATCCTGGAAGGCGGCAACGGTGTCGCGTAAAAAGAGAACTTTGATCATGAGAAAAAAAGGGGGGCGGTTGCCCGCCCCCGGCTCCTTATCAGGTGGTCAGGGCGTCCTTCATGGCGGCGAAGGAAACAGCGTTCCGAACCGCAATGTCGATGTCCTGGAGAGCGACCACGCGGACGGTGCCGCTGGTGCTGGAGGTGTAAGGATCAACCATCAGGCTGATCGAACCCCACATGCCGATCATCAGGTCGGCGAAGTTGCCGAAGATGATGGCGGAGCAAACACCGGAGGCAGAACCCTTGGTAAGGTTGTAAGGCACCTGGTTGGTCACGGCGACGCCGTAGCCATTCAGGGTGTTGTCAGCGCCGTAGATGGGGATCTCACCGTAGGTGCTGTTGGTGAAGGTGCCCTTCAGCTTGCCGCGAACCTTGGGGTTTGTCAGATAGCTGAGGCTGCCCATGTCAGCGTTGGCCACAGCGACTTGGGATTCCAGGTCGATGATGTTGGCGTAGCTGGGAGCAGCACCGTTGGTGCCGCCGGCCACGGAGCCGATGCCTGAGGTCTGAAGAATGCCGGTGGGCTGGTTGGAAGAACCGGAGCCGTTGATGGCAGCGCGGTCGATTTCCAGACCAAGCACGGTGGCAAGGTCATCACGCACGAAGCTTTCCACGTCGAGGGACGACTGGAGCAGCAGCTTGCGGCTGATGTCCGTGTAAGCACCAACAGTTTTGGGGCTCAGGGTCACCTGATCAAAAGCCTGCTGGCTTTCGGTAGGTGCGCCGGACTCAGCAACCCAGTAAGCGGTTGCAGCGGCCGTGGCGCGGGGGATAGCCACGTTGCCTTGCAGGCCGGTCATGACGCGGGTGCCAAGACCCATGATCACGGCGCGGTTACGCAGCAGCGTAATGAAATCGCCAGCCAGCAGGTCGGTTGCAACGGTGTTACCACCAGCAGTGGCGGTGCCAACCGTCAAGTCACGCTTGAGCACATCCATCGGCACGGTAATGCCGCGGTTGTCCTTGCCGTAATGAGCAGCAGCAGCTTCGCTCACCTCGAACTCGAAAGCAGCAGCCCGCTGGGCAGCGCGATCGGTGGGGTTGGCGAGAGCGTTGATGGCGCGAACGAAGGAGAAGTCACGAACTTCCTTTTCGTTCATGCCGAGGTCAGAAACCTCGCGCACAGGCTGTTGCTTGGAGCCGATGCGCTCCAGCACAGCAGCGCGGGCTGCGTCAATGTCTTTGCCGCCGCGAACGAGTTCGCCAGCAAGATCAGACATGCCGTGCTTGCTGCAAAGGGCAGTGATGCCGGAGATGCGGCTGCGCTCGGCCTCAGCCGCTTCAGCCCGCACCACTGACAAATCAGGGGTGGATTCCATGTGAACCTCTGGTTCTGGTTGGGGTTGTGTTGCGGCGGTGGCCGCGGGTTCAGCGTCGAGAGAACGCCCAATTCCGACAGAGTTGTCGGCGGGCACGCTCACGATTGAAGCTTCGTAAGGCGTCCATTTGGTCACCACGAAGTTGCCGCTGCGCTCCTCCATGTTATCCACAGAGTACGCGAACGAGACGTTGCGCAGTACGCCATCACGCACGTCCGCCAGGATTTCCTGGGCGAACGCATTACGACTGAACCGCACAGTTGTGTAACCGCGCTTTTGTTGCTCATCAATCCAAGCACGCTCAACAACACCGATGACCTTGTTGGTGTCGTGATTCCAAAGAAGCGGCGCGGCATCGTTCATGCGGCTGAGATCAGCAGCGCCAAGGTCGTGACTCAGGACTTCGTTGCCGAAGTACCGCTGCACCGGATACTCGGAGCTGAACGGGAAGGTGTAAGTGAGGTTGTCCTCGCCATCGGCGGCACGCTCGAACAACACCGCCTCATTGCGGCGTAAGGTCTTTGCCTTGGCGGCACGCTCTGGAAGTTCGCCAGCAGGTTCCGTCATGTCAGCGGGAAGCAATGTCTCGGGAATAATCCAAAGCTTACAAAGCCCCGCCGGATCAATGTCACCCTGCACCAATTCGCATGCGCGACCACCCTCGAAGAACACGCAGTTCGAGCACTGCATTCCTTGGGCAGCAAAAACGTTTTTATCCGGGCCCATGTAGTGAGCGCCGTCGTCTCCGATGGTTTGGTCAAACTGCCCCAGCTCATCCACCACGTCCTCAAGGGCCTGGTGCATCAATGTTTGACGGGCACCCATGTCATCGTTGAGATCCCGTTGGTTCACTCCGGTCGGGTTCATGCCAGGAACCTCAGCTTGTAAAGGGTCGAGTCGATCAGATCCTGAATCTCATCGACGAGATTCTGGATTTCGGAATCTGATGCCACGCTAGCGCGAGTGCTCATGACGTAATCGCTGAGCGCACTGACGAAATCGATCGGCGCCGTGATCGGCACCGTGTAACCGCTGGGATAATCCAGCACCAAGCCGTACTTGCCCTGGTACGCCTCGATCACATCATCGACCAAGCCGGGCAGCGAGCTGTAGAAATCATCCAGCGTCTTGTGCTGCGCAAAGCTCCGGGTCTGCAAATGCAGGACATGGCCGCTGGTGGCGGCATGAAGCAGCGTAATAAAAAACTCGGCTGCGGCCGGATTGGTAGAACGGTCGGGGGGAATCATGGCGCAGAACCAGCTGGGGGTTGATCCGGCTGGGGCGCCGGTATTTGAGGCTGCTGGAAGTTGGTGTCGAAGTAGAGCTGCAACTGCTCGGCCATATCCAGCTCGCGGCGTCGCTGCGTGAAGACATCTTCGATGTCGCCACCGTTTTCAGCGATGACCTCGGCTTTAGTGATGTAGCCAGCAAGCTCGGCGGCCTTGTACGCCTCCACCTCTTTTTGCGGATCAACCCATGCCCAGCCACGCGGCATCCACCGCACCTGCCGGTAGCGATCGGGGTCCAGGTCATAGAGGGGCAGATCCAATGAGCCGCTCAGCACCGCCATGTCGAGCCATGCTTCAAACACGCGCTGGTGGAAGCTTTCGATCATCCATGCCTGAAGCTGGCGGTAGGTATCGCGCTCTTCCAGCAAGCTCAATCGGCTGCTGCTGTAGTTGGTTGAACTGAAATCATGGCTGACTGATTCATACGAAACACCAAGGCCAGCCGAAACCGCACGCAGCATGGCGCGTATGAACGGCTCGAACTGCCCATCAGGAGCATCCAACTGGGGCACGCTGACCGACTCGCCAGGCGCCAGGTACTTGAAGACACCAGGCTCAAACGAACTGACGCGCTCACCATCGAGCACCTCATCGCCTTGCAGCTCGCCCTCTGGGCTGGTGATAAAACCCATGAGCGCCGACGATGCCCGAGCGCGGATCACCTCGGCCTCTTCATATCCGCTCAGGTGATGCAGCCGCTTGATAGCCGACGCAAACCAGCTCACGCCACGGGTCTGACCAGGCCGCTCCGTCAGAAATAGATGGATCACTTCATCCGCCGGCACCCGCGTGCGCGGCAGATAATTGTCCGGCGTCGAGTTGCTGAAGGTGTAGTCGCCCGGATGACGCGGCAGGAAGTAGTACGCCACCGGCCGGTGCCACTTATCCAGCTCGACGCCCATGCGAACTTCGTTGCCGTTGCTGGCCACCTTGCCGTTGTACCGATCATCAAGCAGATCAGCCTCAAGCACCTCCAAAGCCATCGGCACCGGGGAGTCTGCAAATGGCTGCTTCACCATTCGCACCAGCACCTCGCCGCTCTCGGCCACGCTGCGCACCAGCAGGCGCTCAATATCCGCAAAGCCAAGCTTGCCAGCCGTGTGGCAATACTTAGCGCGGCTCCATTTCGCCCAAAGCTGCTCTATCTGATCGTTGACCGGCGTATTCAGACGGTTGCCGCGCTGCTGTTTGACCTGCGCCTGAAACGGAATCCCTTGGCCAACCACGTTGCTGGCAATTGCCCGCAGCGCCTGTTTGGCATAGTCCGAATCCCGGCAGAGTTGCCGCGCCCTATTGCGCAGCGCATACAGGCTCGATCGGATCTCAGCGTCAACGCTGCTGGCGCTTGTCACCCAGTCAGCCGTCAGTCGGCTGGTGCGGGCACCTTCAAACATCCGCCGCCGTGGCGCTGGCATCGGCGTTTCGGTGCGGCTGAACAGCTCGCGAATAGCAGATCGGACGCCCATTAGAACCGAACGAAGAGGTTGTGGGGGTTGCCGAGACCTTGCGCAACCGAAGCCGCGGCCTGTTCACGCTTCACCTCAGCAATCAGCCTAGAGCGCAGCACCTGCAACTCGGTCAGATCGTATTTCTTCAGCCGTCGATTGCCGATCGTGTATTCCTGAACCACGCCACCACTGACGATGGCGCGGATTGCAGCGTCCACCGCGTCCAAATCTTTGTGCGCTTGAGTCCGACCGTCAAATGCACCGGGAGTGCCCGTGTAATTGAGCGCAGCGCTGACATCCAGTTGACCAGCACCAAGGGTCAGCTTTTCGCTTGCCTTGGTTGCGATCGCTTGCCAAAACCAATGCCCAGCATCAAAAGCTGCTGTCGTCGCCGCGCTCAACGTTGTTTCCCAGCCGGAGCCATAGGCCGCGGCCACTGCCGTCGCGCCTTCGCTTGCTGTATTGGTCCGCAGGTAATAGGTCAGCGTCCAGGCGCTGCTATCGATCACGTTGCCAAGGTTGTCCTTGGTCGCAACGTCCCGCCATTTCACGGTGTCGCCAGCAGTGATCTGTGCAGGGATGTTCACGGCCTACCAGTTGCTAGCGAACGATGTCGTGGCTTTCCCTGATCTTAGCAGCGGGGCACTGCTTCGCTCCACAGGGGTTTCGATCCTCTTCTCCAACTGGTCCCAGATCGTTCTGCGGTCGTATCGCTGGTACATCAGATTAAGCGCAGCGTATGCGTAGACCACGCAATCCAGCGCCTCGTTCCGTGCGCTTGGTTTCTTCACCCATTCGCGCGTTGGGAAGCCGCCGCGGCTGTACCTCAGGACCTGCTTCTCAGCCGTGAGCTGCTCAAAATAGTCAGCCGTCGTTTTCATGTGAAAGTGCAAGTAGCCGGCGCCAGGTTCGTTGTGCTTCAACCTGCCGAACAGCGTTGTCTTGATCGTGTCGCCACCCACCGGATAGAGCAGCGCGCCACGCTTCAGCGTCTTGCCCTTGTGGTTCACATCCACCTTCGTTGCTTTGCCGATCGGTGGCTTGCCCCGCTGGCTTTGCCCCTTAATCGCCACCACGCCCTGGCGCCCACGCTCGCGTGCGTACTGGTAAGTCTCCGCGGTGTAGTGGCCACCTGAGTCGATCGCCACCACGTCAGGCCGCAGCTTCCCACCCAGCGCGTGCGGCCACTCGCGCAGCACCACTTCATCCAACTGCTTCCACAGCTCCGGCCGTGATGGGTCGCCAAAAATCTCCTGGTGATCCAGCAGCCAACCTTCTTCATCACGTCCCCAGCCCCACACGCTCACCGCCAGCCGGTTGTCCTGAACGTCCACGCCAACCGTCAGCGCCACCGCACCCTCGGGCAGCATCGCCGGTTCGTAGTGCTCGCAACGCTCCATCAAGCCAGCAGCGTCCACCTTGCTGCTGTAGTCGTCCTCCCAGGTCTCACCCAGCACGGTGTTGACCCATGTCTTAAGGCGCGGAGCATCACCCTTGGCGCGTAGGAAATCTTCGACCACCTCTTCCCACGACTTCCACCCCAGCGGGCTGTAAAGCGACGACAGATGAAAGCCTGCCGTCTTGCCATCGCCCGGCGCGGTGGCCACCCATTGCCCTGCTGTCAACATTTGAGTCTTATGAGATTCAGCAAACCGTTCGTTGCAGTGCTCGCACTCGTACAACACCGTGCTCGGTTCGTTGTCTTCCCACTTCAACTGCGCCCACTTCAGCCACTGCATCACTCCACAGTGCGGGCATGGGACGTGATACCGGCGCTGATCACTCAGCAGGAACTCCGATTCGATTCGACTAAAATCTTTCACCGTCGGCGTTGAAGTCATAAAGATCTTCCGCCTACTGAACGTCGTGCTGCGCCGTTCGGCCAGCGTCACCGGGTCGCCCTCGCCGTCCACATCGGTCGGGAACGCATCCACCTCATCCAGGAAGATGTAACGGCACGGAGTAGAGCGCAGACCCGTCGCGCTGTTGGCGCCCGTGAGGATCATCATTCCTCCCGGAAACTCTTTCGAGAACATCGTGTTTCCCGAATCCCGGCTCCTGGCTGGCGCAATCCGCTCACTCAGGCATGGCGTTTCGGTGATCAAACTCTCCAGCCGCTGCTTCGATAGCCGCTTTGCCATGTCCACGGTCGGCTGCACCATCAGCATCGGACCAGGAGCGTGCGCGATCACGTACCCCAGCCAGTTCGAACCGGCCTCGGTCTTCCCCAACTGCGCTCCAGCCATCAGCACCACCCGCTGCATTGGGTTGGTGGTGCTCAGGCAATCCATAACCTCTTTCAGGTATGGCGTTCGATCCGTGCGCCACGGTCCAGGCTCAGCCGATGCCTTGCCGCTCAGCACTCGATGCGCATCAGCCCATTCGCTGACCGTTAGATCAGCCTCAAACCGCAGCGCCTCGCGGCATACCTGCAACAGATCATCAATCGACTGCGCCACTCAAGCCCTCCAGCGCCTGCCCGATTTCCTTGAGCAGCAACGCATGGATTTTGGCCTGGTCATTTTCAGCAGCAACAATCGGCGCCACCCTGTCAGGAATTGTTCGCAGGCTATCGCGCACTGCCATGTGCAGCTTGACAAGCTTCATCTTTAGCTCGCTTTTATCGACCAGCTTGCCCGTTTTTTGCTGGAACTCCAGTTTTGTGATCTGCGCTGAATAGGCCTCGCGGATTGCGCGACTTCGTGCGAACGACGGCACCGCTTGCTCATCCGCCTGCTTACGGCGCAGCGCGTCATCAATCGGCGGCGCACCGCCTCGACCACCACGATCCGGCGCTTTGCCCGCTGCTATCTCACGATCAAGCGCCTGCGGATCAGAGATGTCATAAGCGCGGCCTTTCTTCTGGATGCTTTTAAACCGCCCTTGCTTTGCCCATCGCGCCAGCGTCTGGTACGACTCGCCCCTGCTTTCGGCGTAGTCCTGGAGGTTCATGTTGCAACCTCAGGAAACGGTTTGCCCGTTGCCTCGAGCGTGGCGCGCTTGCCCGTGAACTGCTGCCATCGCTTCACGATCACGTCGCAGTAGCGCGGATCCAGTTCCATCAGCCGCGCTTGGCGTCCGGTCTCCTCGCACGCAATCAGGGTGCTGCCACTGCCGCCAAACAAGTCCGTTACCACCGCATTCTTCTTGCTGCTGTTGGTCAGCGCGCGTTTAATCAACTCTACGGGCTTCGTCATCGGGTGCAGTGGCGACACCTTGGGTCGAGGGAACTCCCAAACATCCGACTGCGTGCGGTCAGTCAACGGCATTAAACGCGGGGCTGTGCCATTCCAGCCGTACCAGATCGGCTCGAACTGCGCGTGATAGTCCTTGCGAGTCATCACGAAGCGGTCCTTTACCCACACGAGGGTGCTGGACCAGTGAAATGAAGCGGCGCGAAGCGCGGCGTCGACAACAGGCCATTCTTGTGATCCCATCACCACGTAGACCGCTGCCCCTGGATGGGTCACATCAAACAAGCTCGCCGCAAAGTCGGATATAAACTGTCGCCATTGTTTCTCTGGCTGGCTGTCGTTCAGAATCTCCCTGCCTTCAATCTTGTCGCCATAATCCACGTTCCAAGGTGGGTCGGTGAATGACATGGAGCAGAACGCCACATCCGCTTGGGTATTGCCCATCAATCGGCGTGTGTCTTTCATCTTCAAGCTGTCACCGCACATCACCCGATGCTTTCCCAGCAGCCACACGTCCCCTGGCTTGCTGACCGGCTCAACGGGTGGCTCAGGCACCTCATCAGCGTCCGCATCCTCCGGCGGCAGTTCCTCTACATCCGGCAGCAGATCCGCCAGTTCGTCATCGCTAAAGCCGATCACGCTCAGATCGAAATCTTCATCCTGAAGATCCGTCAGCTCCATCCGCAGCAGCTCGGTGTCCCACCCAGCGTTCAGCGCAAGCTGGTTGTCCGCCAAGATGTACGCCCGCCGCTGCCGTTCGCTGAGGTGATCCAGCACCACCACAGGCACCGTGCTTAGCCCCATGGCGTACGCAGCATTTAGCCGGCCGTGCCCGGCAATGATGCCATCGCTCGAATCAACCAGGATCGGGTTGGTAAAACCAAACTCCGCAATCGACGCACAGATCTGCGCGATCTGTTCCGGGCTGTGCGTTCGCGCATTGCGCTCATAAGGCTTGAGACGGTCCACCGGCCACAGCTCGATGCGCTGCGCCATCTGAACGTTGAGCTTTGCTTCCATAGTCATGCTTTATTGAGAAAGGCTGTCAATAAACCGGTTGAAATTTTCTGACGCTAGCTGATTTGCGCGGTTCGAATACACC